ATAATGCTTGTAGACCGCAACCTCGTCCTGCGCGTCCTCAAAGATGTAAATCGCTCTAGTTCCCATAACGAACCTCCATAAAACCTTCATGCTCAAGGAGGCAACGAACCTCCTCACGATCAAACGTGTCACCCTCAAACTTGGGACTCTTAGACACATACTCACACGCCTTACGAATGTTCGACTCATCACAGTCAAACTCGTAAATGCCGCCCTTGCCGTAAAAGCTCAGAACGTAATTCGTGAACGCCTCACTCATCATCCGCCTCCACTACATGATGAAACTTGAAACACGAACCATGACACTTGTCACAGTCATCAACGTCGCCATATGGCGTCGGCTCGTACCCATGACCCGCACACCAGTCGCAATAAATAGCGTACTCGATGCGCGATGCCTGAACCACGATCCTTTCCTGTACTTCCATGATGTCCTCCAACACAATTTATTTGTTTAGTATACATATAACGAGACAGTATGCAACAGCCTTGTGCCACGGCTCCCGAATCCTGGTAAAAATCCTGGTACGCTTGTCTCACTTGTTACAGTAATTTTGCTGGAAAAAAGTTTTTGAAAAAGTTTCAAATGTGGTGTGACAAGTGTGACAAGTGTGACAAGACTCTCGCAAACCCAGGACCAGTAAGGGTTTTCCCTTGGCACACTTCTCAGCATTTTTGGCACACTTGTCACACTTCTTGGGCGCTATGGGACAGAATGGACAAAAGTTGCTAAAATTGACCCTATGCTGTATTCGTTAAAAAACGCCGTTTTAAGGGGTAGAAGTGTGACATGCGTGACAAATCTGAGGTACTAGCGGAAGACATTGAAGCCGAAACTGGGAGAAAATTGACCCAGCGACAGCGTGAGTTTGCTCGTCACTATGTAGAGGGTATTTACTCAAACGCGGAATGCGCTCGTAAGGCTGGCTATGCATCTAACTCAGCAGCATCCATTGCTGGTCATCTTTTGGCCGGCAAAAAGTTTCCTCATCTGGTGGACTATATACAGGAACTTCGTGAAGAGCGTGAACGCCGGTATGGCGTCACCGTCATGGGTGAACTGAAACGATTGCATGAGCTGTCGGCTGGTGCGGAAGAGGCTGGACAGTTCTCTGCCGCGATCAATGCCGAGAAGATTCGTTCTGCCTTGGGTGGCCTGACTGTCGATAGACGCGAGAACATCCACCAACTTGATGACCTGTCGCGTGAAGAGATAACAGCTCGCCTGTCACAACTTCGTCAACAGTACCCGCAGGCGTTCATCGAGGGTGAATACACGGAGGTAACTGATGCCGACACCGGAGGCGAACTTTTGGAATACAGTGCGGAGGAACCTGCCGAAAGGGTGCTACCCGACTCGGATTGAGAATCGCCATGGTGGCGGTGTGCCTGACGTACATTTAGCATGGTCAGGACTTGTGTTCTGGTTAGAATTAAAAACAACAAAAAACAATTCTGTCAGATTGTCCCCGCAGCAAATCGCGTGGAATACCGCGTATTCGCGTAATGGCGGCTTGTCATTCATCTTGGTTAAGCACCTCTCTTCGGGAGACCTAATTTTGTTTGAAGGCGCCCAGAGCCTTGAAGTCGGGCGCAATGGCCTGCGTACAGATGCCCTGTTTCGGGGTTCGGGGTTCGGGGATCTATGGAATCGGGTTCGGGAGACTGGGGTCGGGCACCTAGAGTCAGTGCTATCGGGACTTCGGGGTTCGGGATTCGGGGATCCAGCTCCAGGGGAGCCAGGGGCTGGGGCCAGGGCACCAGTACCAAGGACAGGTCCTGGGCTCGAGGTAGAGGAGGCCTAGGCCTCCTCCTCTATGCTGTTCTCGATCTTGTCGATCAGGGCACCAAAGGCTGCGAACCAATCCCGATCTTCTGGATCCTTTTCGCATTGCTCAACGACAATGTGCTTTATGTGCATGATGATATCTTCTTTGGTCATTGATCGTCCCCCCATAGTGTCGGATCCTCGTGATACTGCTCGTATGCGATGATGAATTGATCTTCGGCTGTAGTGTGCAACGACAAGCGAATCGGATAGGCGCTTGCCTGTTCAAGATCTGCGATGATCATCAAGATATCTTCTTCATTGGCGCAGTATTCGGTGGTGCCTAATTCCTGATCCTCGCCGAAAAGAGGATTATGGATATCTTGGTAATTGTCACGCATCCCGTGCAGGGCATCGATGATGCCCTGCTTTTCGCGTGCTGTCTTGATTACTGGTAATGTCATTTCACTGCCTCAATGATGGTGGTGACGCCATTGCCTCGCGTATAGCAAAGCAAGCAATCCTTGCATTTTTGGCCGGTGCAGTTTTGCTCAACGTCGCTGTCCTTGTGGACATTGTTGAATGTCCGGTCAAAGAATGCCGGCGGCTGATTCATTACCGCGTCAATGCGCGGGTTGCTGTAAATCAGAATCAGATTGGCCGGCTTTTCATGCTGGCTGTAAAACTTGCGAATCCAACCTTTGCGCTTTGTCCATAGGGCAAATGTGCAATGGGGATTGTGCAATGTGATGTTGTGGAAATTTTCCAGCATGGTCAGATTCAGCAATTCACCATGGCCGGAAAACCGGAAGAATGCATCAAGGATTGTTGGCAACATGTGTTGCGGAATCAACCCGCCGGACAAGATATCGCTGTTCGCTTGCCATGCCGGAGCGCAATTCTTGCGGAGACCTTGTAGCATTTCCCAAGAATAGCATTCCGTGCAGATGATGGATTCATCCCCACAATTTGCCATTTTGATGCAATAGTCATTGGTCAACGTGTTGGTGTTGAGTGCTTTGAAACCGTCTAACTTGCCGGTCATGTTTGAGATTCTTAACATATTCTGGTCCTCCATATAGACAAGAACAGTATAAGCAAAAAACAAACAAAAAGCAAGCGGTTCGGGTTCGGGACACCAGGCCTGGACCTTGGTCGGGTCGGGCAGCCTTTCGGGTCGGGTCGGGATTCGGGACAAATAAAAACGCCCTGGGCATGGCCCAGGGCGCCGTCTATGGTTGGAGGACCATAACTAATATATAGGATCTGGATCTCGAGGATGCCAGCCCATCCGCTGCGGGCTGGTCAAGGGAAGGAAGGAGCGCGACATCTGCCGCGCTCCCCATTGTTAGGCGTATTCAGACTGGAGATGTTCGTCAATCTCATCCCCATCCTGTATTTCGTTGTGGTAGTAGTCGCCATCCTTGGAATACTCGCCATGGTATCCCATGCCATATTCGACGTAATGGGCGACCAGATTGAATCCCTGTTCAATCATCGCGTCATAAACAGGGATGGGCGGCGACCATGCGGTATCAAACTTGAACACATATGTCCCTGTCCCATCGTCCGCATGATACATCTCGTCTGTATCCCATGGGGAACAGATGTCCCATTTCGTCCCCCAATTATCACAGCACCAATCATACCAAGATGCCGTGCCGTAATCGACGCGCATCTGGTCTAACTCTGCTTGGGGGATGGCGACGGCATTGCCGTCCTCATCGTTGCGCCACAGGCGATGGGTCTCCCCATCAATCGTAGTCGCGCCAGATGTGATGCCTTTCAGCGCATCCGGCATTGGCTTGATGTGGGCGCACATCTCGCCCTTGATGATGGCGTCTTTCAACGCCACCATCTTGTTCTCGTCCTCATGGGACACATAAATCACATTCTGACACCAATTAGGCATGTTTCTTATCCTCCTCTGGATGATAGTAGTCCGCGAAACCAGCGCCATTGCCTTCTGGGTCACACAAGATGACCATTTCCAATGGTGCAAATTTTGGTTTGGTAAGAGTGAAAATGGGCATTGGGTCTCCCCCAAACTCATCTTCCTCTTCGCGATAGGCTGTGATTGTCCAGCCTACCAACTGCTTGTAGTAGTCTTCAAAAGAACCATTGCTCATTAGACAACACTCCCCTCAACAACTACATGATTGTCGTTTTCCCTATCCTCAAAAACGATGGTGGGCGTCACATTGATAGCGTCTGTTATCTGTGCTTCGCCATCTGTAACGAGGATGGATAAACCATTAGGAAGAGATAACTCATATCCTTGGCATCCTCCTCCTGTGTTGACTACATGGAAACCCATGCTGATTAACATCTCTTTCATTTAGTCCTCCAATAGACTGTTGTTGATGTCCTTATTATATCGAATAACAAACTAAACACAAACAAAAAGGGCGACATCTCTGCCGCCCTTTCCGTCCTATGGAGGAACTCTAGTCGTGAATGTGTTCCCATGTGCGAGGATTGTCCCTGTGCTCCTCGTCTGGAATGTGCCTATCTGTGATGCTGTAGTTAATGCCTGCCGCATCGAGTTTGCTCAGATAGTTAGGAAAATCCACATCCTCCTCCAGCGCGTAGATTTCCCTGTTAGGCGTGCAATATGAAAACTTGCTGATATCGTTTTCCGTCATGCGTGCCTGCTTCAGCTGCGCGGCTGAGATGATCCCCCAGCCATGGTTTTGATCTGTGATACAGATGATGTTCATTGTGTCCTCCATAGACGATTGAGAAAAATGTGGAGTGCTGTTCGCATCACTGGTCGGCGGTCATCGCGACTCCACAATCTGAGTATACACGCATGACCTTCGGGCACAAGAAAAAAACAAACGAAATCCTGAACCTGTCGGGTCGGGCTGGTCGTTAGTCTTCGGGTCGGGTCGGGACTGGAAACACTAGCGACTAGGCTAGGGCGCCGCCGCCCTTGCTATAGGCGTAAGACTATAGCAATCAAAGAAGATGGGAGGCGACTAGCGCCGCCTCCGCATGATGTGTAGTAGTGCCGCGCAATAGAAAGCAGCGCCAGCGTGTAGGATCATGGCTAGTCGCATGACCTGATGACCTAGATCATCGAGCGGTTCCACCAGCCCGAAGATTAGATGGGCAGACGCTAGCAGGAATAATCCTGCTAGCACCATGCCAAGTTTAACCAGCCGCATGATATGCCGCTTTCCATTCTGGCGTGCACTCAATCAGCATGAACTTGTTCATGATCTGATCAGCGTATTGATCGCCATAATCCCATGATCCATGGGTCGCGTCCGATTTCGCGGCAGTGAACCAGCGTGAATACTGATCCTTTTTGCAGTTATCAGGCTTCTTGTATGTCTTTAGGACGGCAATAGTGATGACGCCTAGATCATACGATGATGCCTGATAAACGGCAT